CTCCAGATGTCAATGGTAAGATTATCTTACCGTCCAATGCTTGTTATGCTCAGGTCGTAGAACCCCTATTTGATCCTACGACGGGGGAGGTGATCCAAACTACATTAAAGTCCACAAATAGCGGACCTGTGCTTTTCAATATAACAAAGCAGACAGATGTGTTTGATAAGGAGTTGGATATTGAAGTTATCGTTACCCTAGGTAACGCTGCTTCTTATTATGGTTGGGACGATATTGACTCGGCTTTGCAACGAGGTATCATGGAATCGGCAGCAAGAGAATACCAACTCATCACTCAAGGTGATTTGGATGTAGACAAGAGACTTGCTGTACGAGAACAATATCATATAGCCCGTGGACGCGCAGCGGACATTTTCAAGAAAAATAGATCAATACTATTGGGAGATTATGGCACAAGAGCAGCCGTAGACCGCAGAGGTATCCTAAGTAATGATCCATACTTTACAAGAACGAGGTTCTAATGGCTTTTACAAGACTTCCAATTAATACCCTGAGTGGTGGCGTAGGCCGCCAAGCACCAACAAAACGCTTAATTAGTGAAGCGGAGAATCTAGACAACTGCTTGGTATCACTTGAGAAGTCTGTCGAAAAGCGACCTCCAATGACACAAATTGCGTATACAAAGAATGGAGCTCCACAAGGTTCCTACTTGCCACTAAATTATGTAGACCCCCCAACTACCTTTTTAACTGGGGAGTCTACTAATTTTAACCCAGATAATCTTTATTTCCATTATTTAGATATTGATGGATATAATCGTTATTGTATTATTATCAACAGAGCAGCTTATACTTTTGATCCAAGTGTAACAAAAGTATATACATATACACCACAAGGTGGTTCTGCTGTTACAATTAATTTAAATACATTTATTACGGTATTTAGGATTGAACCAACTGAATGGATTGAAGAAACCGTTGATATTGTAGCTGGTGTTGTTGGAAACACAAGTGGCTTTACACGCAGTGTATTTGAGTATTTGACATTTGGTAATAAAAACGTAACAGCTACATATAGAGTAGCTAATCAAACCTATTCACTAGCTCCTACGTCAATTAAAGATACATTTGGATCCATTGATCTTGATGTTGGATTGTTATTGTGGAATAAACTAATTCCATTGGATTACCTACCTGACAACGGTTCCAAAGAATTAGTTGCTGCCAATAGTTGGATTTCATCTCAAGCTACAAATGAATATATTCATTCTGGAGATGTAGTCAACTATAAAGTAACTGTTGCTCCGAGTTCTCCAAATCCAAGTTATGAAGATGATATTAATCAACTTACTTTATATTGGAAAAACGTTAGGGATGACATTGAATTCTATGTTAATTCACAAACACAGGAAGAGGAAGAAAGAGGACAAAGTTTAAATGATTTTAGTCTAATCCCTCAGTATCCTGCTACAGAAGTTCAAGCTGATGTTCAAGATGCTAATGGATATAAAGCACAAAGAATGATTAACCATTATTATGATAATCCTAGAATTATACCAATTGTTGGTGGAAGTATAGACTTTGGTAAAGACCATTACCACCAATCTTCTCCACTTCCAAAAGTAGATAGAGATGGTCAAACAACATATAATGGATTTGGCAAGGTTTACTATGCTAGGAATCCTTACCTAACTTTCCCCCCATCTTTCTATAGAGCTACAAGGTATGGTAAAAATCCATATTTTGAAAGATTAAGAACAGAAGAAGCTAATTCGGTATTTGACCATAGACGATTCCCAATTATCATTTACAAAGACACAGCTACAGATGGCAAGTGGCGCGTAAAGCATATGCCATTGCTTCCTAGACGAGCTGGAACTGCCCTTAGCAACCCAGGTCCTAAAGCTTTAGAAAGAAAAGAAAAGGTACAATCAGTAGCCTTCTGGAAAAATAGATTATGGATTGCTACAGACAGTACCTTATTGGCATCAAGAACCAATAGTTTTTATAATTTCTGGATTGATGATGTCCAAAACATCGTAGAAACAGATCCTATTGATATCCAATCAACCATAGGTGCTTATAACAAACTAAGCTATATTGTCCCATTCCAGACAATTATGTTTGTAGCTAGCTCTGGTTCAGTACAGTTTGAAATTAGAGGTGGTTCTATTGATACTGGTATCTCGGCTTTCAATGTTGAACTACGTCCTACGTCGTTCTACAGTACATCCAAACTTGTCGAACCACAAAAGATGGGTAATAATATCTTCTTTATGGATTCTGGTAGATTGTATATGTACCTTAGCGGTAGTGCATTTAATGATGAATTTTCAACTTCTATGGATATGAGTACTCACTGTAAGGGATACATCCCAACAAATTTTGGTGCAATTACAACTAACTCTGCAACCAATTCAATAATGTTTGTAGATGCAAATGATACAAATAATGTTTACTTCTTTACCTTTAGAACCAATGGTGAAAAAATCATTCAAAACGCATACTATAGGTGGATCTTATCTAATAATGATAATATCTTAAGTCTGAAAGCCTATGAAAAAGATCTTTATACCGTTTCTAAACGTTACTCAGGAACGCCAAATGTAAATAAACTGGTAGTCTATTATACTTCTTTAGAAACCGTATCTGTAAGTACGCCTATGTTAGATTGGCTTACTTTGCTTCCAACTTCAGCTGCAACTTATTCTTCAGTTAACAATGCTACAACTTTCTTGTTGCCACACTATGATCCAGAAATAAATTACTTGGTTTTAGGTCCTGCTTGGGGTACACAAGCTTATACTACTATAAAAATTAATCCTGTTTCTTTAAATACTATTACAGATGGTGGTATTGTAAAAACCCAAGTTATTGTAACGGGTAATTATACAGCTAATCCTGTATATGTAGGTCATTCTTATTTAATGAATATTGAATTATCTCAACAGGTTCAACGTAGTTCTGATGATCCATCAACTGTTTATGAAGGTGTCCTTAACATCAAGAAGGCAACCTTTAGACATTATAATTCAGGTTCTTACGATATCATAGTAAACCGAAGAGGTAGGATTGACGAAAAGGTTACATTCTATCCCACGGATATTAATAGCTTGTTATCTAGAAACGATCAACTAAAGATCGACAGCGTAGGTGAGCACCTAGTTAAGATCCTATCTTACTCGGAAGCTTGCAAGATCTACATACAATCTGCATATCCAACACCATGTAATATTTCAAATATTGAACTAGCTTGTAACTTTAGAAGATTGAATACAAGTATTGAATAAGGAGAACCAATGCCCTGCTATAACTATTCATCCAGTGAGCCTATTTACTATTCGCCTAATGCTGGGCAGTGGGCAGTCGAAAAAGTATATTCAGTTGGATCTACTTATTCATTTGCTGCTATTGCAAGAATGTGCGAGATCCCAGCAGAAGATCAATTGTGTGTCTACACAAGAGCAAGTGCAGGGGCTGCCGAAACCAAACTTACCTTGGACATTGACTATACTGTAAACGTACAATTAGAAACAATCAATCTTATCAATGCACCAGCTTCTGGTCAGGTAGTAGTTAGAAGATGCACCCCAAATGACAAGATGTTATTTGAGTTTGTAGATGGAGCTAAGATTACCGCAGGACAATTAAATGGGTCTTTGTATCAATTATTATTCCTAGGTCAAGAAAAAGAATGGGTTGGTTCAGTCAATAATCATTACTATCCAGTAGCGGCTAATGTTGTAGCATGGAACTCAGGTACAGCCTATGTTGTTGGTAACTACGTTACATCAAGCAATGTAGTTTATCAATGCATCCAAGCTCACACTAATCAAACACCGCCAAATGCAACGTATTGGACCCCAGTAAACTTCGTTACTAATGGATTTGTTATTCAAGGTGGAGAAAACTTAGGTGGTCCTGTTCGTTTTGATCTTACTGGAGTAAGTAATGGCTATAGTCTAGTTTGGAATGGAACTAAGTTTGAAGCTGGTACCATCGGTGGACTTATTGATAATTTACAAGATGTAATTATTACTAATGCTGAAGATACACATATCTTAGTATACGATAGTTTAGTTTCCAAATGGAAAAATTATCTACCAAGTGTAGATATTAGAGCAAATAATTTAAAGTTTAAAGACTTTACTTTCTATAATCGACAAGGAAATAATACAGATCAATCTTATTCTAACGGTGAAACAGCAATTAGTGCACCAGCAGCACTAGATATATTTAAAAATGAATCTAATGAATATGTTTTAACACATGCTCCAACAGTTTATCATATCCTAAAAAAAATAATTCCTTCTGAACAAGATCCTGTAGCATTCTTTAACAATGTAAATACGCAAATTAATAATTTTGCTGCAAGCTTAGCTAATCCAGTTAAAGTTCAGTTATATTGGAATTTAGCTAGAAATATGGAATCAACAGCAACTATTGTAGATGGTACTACAAGTGAAGCATTAACTAATTTTAAGATTGCTTTTTGGGATTCGCCACATGAACTCTATCACGCTAGCATGTGGACATCAATAGATAGTTTGGAATATCACGGTGTTACCACATCCGGGTCTTTACTATATAAGCAAAATGCATATTTTTCTGTAGACAATGGAACAAGGATTTCAAAGCTTTACGGAAAAGGGATTAAAGCTAGTGGGTTTTATTTGAATGTTCCAGAATGCTATACAACCGCTTGGTGTAATATACCAGTTACGCACACTGCAACTACATTTACAACTACATCTAACATCAATCTAATAAACATGACAACGCCAATAAGTCCTACTTATCGGGATGAATACCTTACAGCACTAAGAGACTATGCTTTTGCTGGAGCAAGGGCGGGATTATCAGCTACATCAAGTAATTTACACCAGGATTATAACTCTAGATTAAGCAAGGCACATTTACTAAATGCTGATTATCTAGGAATTGAAGATGTTTCATATAAAAGATTAGAATCATCTGATCTTGCCCAAAACTGTTTGTTTAAAATACCTAAGCAAATGGTATATTATAATAAACTTGCAATGGCTTTTCACCCAAGTTATACTACAACTTTAAATACTGGAGGTAATACTTGGCCAATTACAAATATTGGAACTACTGAACCAAACGGAAGTACGTTTTCACAAGATGTAAGATTTAACGGCTCTGGGGATTTATTGTACCCTGCTACTTTAACAACACAAAGTACACTATCTGAAGCGGGTATGGGAAGTATTTATAAATCCAACTCGTTCTGGGGAAATTGGTGTAAAGCTTGGGACAGTAATCCAAGTCTCTATAAATACAATGAAGCCGATATTGATTGGTATGTTCAAAATGTTGGACCAACGGATACATTAAGATCAATTGAACTAGAAACCACAATAACTCATGGAAATGATATTGCTACTAGTGGAACTCCAGATGAGTTAAATAAATCTAATGTTTCGCCTTGGTTATACCGACCTAATTGGTATACTAAAACAGGAAATGCTGGGTCTTTATCTGGTACAATTGGTACTCATTACTTTAATTTAGATAGCAATAACGTATTCTCTACTGCTTCTAACTTTGTTCCTGATCCTAGAGATGAATATGTATTTAGGGTTGTAATAAAAGATGAATTATTTAGTGTGTTTAATAAAGCAGGATCAGCAACTATTTCTAGTGCAATTATACTTGAACATGGTTTTAATGAGCATCCAAATAATGCACTAACAAGCACATCTAATGGTACGTTATCCGAAATTTATCGTAAAAACGCAACACCACTGGAAATTCAAAGAGCACGATCTCGACTAAATAAAAATGATGTTAAGGTTTTTGTTCAAAGTGAACACTTTGAATACAAAACTGGAACATCTGGAGACAGGCAATATGTTGTAAATCTATGTATAAGTGTACCAAGATTAAAGGCAATTGGATATGCCAAAGTATTCCGTGCTCCTATTACTGGACAACCATTGGTTTATGAAAATGGGTCTGGTGCTGTAGATGTAGATAAAGACCTAGGACCTTGGACATTTTACCTAGAAAATGATTTATTTACATCTCCTCAAGGTACTGATTACGGTGTCGGAATAGATAATATAAGTGCTAACACTTATAATGCCAAAGAAATAGCTGTTGCTGGCCGTAACGAATGTGCTGTAAAGTTTACTCGTTTAGGAATTCCAAGTAACCTTTGGATTCGTATGTCTATTTTAAATACCGATGGAACTACTTCATTGGTAAATGCCGGGGGTCTATGGAATACCAGTGCTTAAAATCAAGGAATACATCTATGCCACAGGAGAAAAAACAAGATTTAATACAAATTCTACAGTTATTTGTTTTAGCCGCTGGTGTTGGTGGCTTCTTTATTGACATTGGCAAACGATCCCAACTTATAGATAAAACAGACAAAGATCTAACAGAACTAAAAACAATTGTTCAAGATTTGGTAAAAGCCCAGATTCAGGTATCATCCAATGACGCAAAGCATGGTGCAATGCTGGATGATTTAAAACAAAGAGTAATTGAACTCGAAAGGAAAAAACTATGAATAATCGTAATACAACTATTGCTGGTATTGGTGCTATTCTCGTTGCAGTAGGTGGTGTTCTCACCGCTATGTTTGATGGTGATCCAGCTACCACTGCTGACTTTACTACAGCCGTAGCCGCAGTCATTGCTGGTATTGGTCTAGTTCTAGCTAAGGATGCTAAGAATTCAGCAGAAACCCCAGCTCCATGAACCAATGCTTGATAGAATCATTATGGCAATTGCTTTCGCATTGTTTGAATATCTTTCTAAGAGGATTGAGCAAGGCAGGATGGCTGTGGATTCCACTGTGGATATACCTCGTCTTCGTCGCGCTGGTTCTAGGATTGATGAATGGATGCGGCAGCAGAACAGTGTTGGTGCAGGAGGGAAGCCCAATCAGACTGGGACCCAACTGTAAGGTTTGGATTTATACATTACAGAATCAGGAATGGCATTTATCAGCAGCCCCCGTCACCATTCCTGAGGGTTGGTACTGTGTTCCACCATCTTACGTCAGTGAAATTGCACCACTAATTAAGGAGAATTAATATGAAAGAAAAGTTAAATGACATGCAGGAGAAGCTGTTAGACTGTCTAATCAGCGACCTAAACGATCCAGACCGCCGTACACCAGGACTTTACACCGTTGTACGCGGTATCCTTAGCGATCACAAGGATAAGGTTAATACCATTCCTAACGAAACTATAGAAGCAGTCGAAGCAGCCATGAAGGATGCCGTACCATTCAAGATTAAGAAAGCAGCATACTGATGAAGGTTCCCCAAGAAGTTATTGATGATTTTAGAAACCACTTGTACTTTTGCTTTAAGCATCTTGGCCTTGGGGAGCCTACCAAAATTCAGTATGAACTAGCCCGAGAGATTCAAGAAGGTCCCTCAGATGCCATTATAGCTGCAGGACGAGGTACTGGTAAGTCTACCATTACCGCTTGTCTAGCCAGCTGGGAATGGCTTAAGGACCCTAACCTAACCTTCCTAGTATTATCTAATACCCAAGGCAAGGCTATAGACTTTGTTTCCCAGGCTAGAAAGATCCTGTCAGTGGTGCCATATTGCAAGTATATGGTTCCACGGGATGAGGATAAAGACAATGCCCTTGGTTTTAACCTAGCGGTTAGAACCAAGTTTACACAGGATCTAAACTGTGCTGCCAGAGGTATCACAGGACAGATCACAGGTCTACACGCTGACCGTGTAGTTCTAGACGACATTGAGATTGCGGGTAAAAATGAAACACCAGTAGGTAAAGAAACATTACTTAAGAAACTGGCAGAATTAGAGTCTATTAGAAATAAAGGCTCAAGGGTTATTTTCCTAGGTACCCCCCATTACCAAGACTCAGTTTACAATGTTCTCAAGGAATCATACCCCATGATCAAGTATCCTGCTGAAATGCCTGATCCATCCATTCCAGCCGAGATGGAGGAGGTGGCTCCTTGGGTCCTAGGATTGGATATAGAGCCAGGGGAGGCTACCCAGCCCGAACGGTTCAACAAGGATGAGCTTGGCTCCAGACGGGCTAAAATCGGCCCTAGTCACTATGCCTTGCAATACAAGCTGGTAACCTCCCTTGCTGATGCTGACAGGTATCCATTAAAGCTTAGAGATCTAATAGTCATGGATCTAGATCCAGAGATCGGTCCAGATAAGATTGTATGGCAAGGACAGAATCCTCTAAAGGATATGCCTAACTTTGGTATCTCTGGGGATTTAATCTCAGAACCTATGTACATTAGTAATAATTATCTTAAATACAACCATAGTCACCTAAGTATAGACCCTAGTGGCCGAGGAGCCGATGAGACTGGCTTATGTGTATCTTCAGTCCTTAGTGGTACTATATTTATTCATGAACTCCTAGGTATCCAAGGTGGCTATGACGATGCTACTTTAAATAAGATTGCTAAGATTGTAAATGAATATCAATTACCCTTAGTCCGAGTAGAGTCTAACTTTGGTGATGGTTTATTTACTAAAGTATTGATTCCATTCTTAATGAAGAACTGTCCCCACCAAGTTGGGGTCGAGGAATACAGGGTAACTGGTCAAAAAGAATTAAGAATTATATCTACCTTAGAGCCCGTAATGGCTATGCATCGCCTAGTCATGTCACGAAAGGCAGCCAAGGATCAGAATAATCAAATACAATTAACAAGACTGCATAGAGGCCGAGGGGCTTTGAAGCACGACGATAGGGTGGATGTGCTGTCAGCAGCCGTAGAGTATTATAAAGCCCACATGTCTACCGATACTGATAAGGCTACGGAAGACTATAAGAAGAAAGAGTGGGAAAAAA